GACGAATATGGAAATGAACAAGAACTAGGCAAGAATGGATTCTATCCATTTATGGCAATTTGGAGTCAACATCCGGACCGCGACGAGACTTGGGCAGATACTGAGCGCAGTCGAGTTGGCGCAGAACGATTTGAACGAGAACACGAATGTCGATTCTTAATCTTTGACGAAACTTTGATCAACAGTATTTCTCTATCCAATTTAGAAGGAATGGAACCTATACTAAAAATGGGTCAAGCTCGCTGGTATAAAAAGATCGACACAGCATGTACCTACATTGTTGCATTAGACCCTAGCTTAGGTACAGGCGGAGATCCAGCAGCTATCGAAATTTTAGAATTACCTAGCTTAATACAAGTATGCGAGTGGCACCACAATTCTACTCCCGTTCAGGCTCAGGCTCGAATTCTCAGGGATTTATGCAAATATATAGAAGGTGAATTTAATAGAGACGGGTTGAACGCATCTATCTATTATAGTGTGGAAAATAACACTGTGGGAGAAAGCGCTCTTGTAGCTATCAATGAGCTAGGTGAAGAAACTATTCCTGGATTGTTTCTAAGCGAGCCTATTAAGAAAGGTCATGTGCGCAGGTTCCGCAAAGGGTTTAACACAACTCATAGTGCTAAACTTAATTCATGTGCCAAACTAAAACAGTTAATTGAAACAAAGAAAATTACTATTAACAGTAAGAGTTTAATTAGTGAACTTAAAACATTCATTGCTAGCGGTATTACATTCAAAGCCAAGACAGGACAACACGACGACTTAGTAGCAGCACTGCTATTGCTCATGCGAATGGTATTAATTTTACAAGAATGGGACCCAACAATCTATGATAAAATGCGAGATCATAGCGGCCTTGAAGAGTACGACATGCCCATGCCGATCTACATCAGCAGTTATTAATAAATATAGCTATGAATTCCACTCACATAATTAGCCAAGACGTTTTCGATAAAATTCGCAGTCGTTTCCAAAATTTGGAAATGGGCGATGAAGAAGGTAGCGTCACTACAGACCCTAAAGAAGCTAGATTTTTTGATTTTGACTTTGTAGTTGAAAATGAAAATCTCGGCAGAGTTAGTATCAGTATCAATGAGCGCGGCACATTGAAGATCTTTTATAGTCAAGGTATTTTAGAGAATACTGGAGATTTTGTACATCAATTGTGGTATGATTTTTTAAGAGAAATGAGAATGTTTGCCAAGCGTAGACTACTAAGATTTGACACTCGAGATATCACAAAAAGTAATTTAGATAAAAATGATTTCCAATACCTTGCCGCTAATGGACCAAAGGATGACCAAATGAATATGAACGAATCTTTAAAATTTGAAGGTAGTAAGAAAACCAGCTACCGTGTACTAGAAAAAACAAAACTAATTGCCAAACATAAAAACAGCATTGAAAATGAGTCACACGGTGCCAGAAGTAGAGGTAGTAATATCAAAGCATTATATATTGAAAACAGCGAAGGCGAGCGTTTTAAATATCCGTTTATTCATATTGCAGGTGCAAAAGCAATGCAACGCCATGTTGCCAACGGTGGTCGTCCGTATGATGATAAAGGCAATGCCATTATTAAAATGAGTGAAGAAATCCTTCAACTATCTGCATTTAAAAGACACGTCGGTAAGCCTGACGAATTGAACCAGAAAGTTAACGAAATCACTTCAAAGACTGACATGAAGTTAGAAAGTCTACGAAGAACTGTAGAAGGTCTATGCAATCAAGGTTATTACGAAAAATGGAACGAAAGTTTTGTTCCAAATCAGGCAGACGTAAATCTCGACGAAACAACATTAGAAGATTATAAGAGTGCATTTACTGTTAGTTCTTTCAGAGAAGACCTAGCTCAATACTTCCCACTGATTCATAAAATTATGCACGAGGCAGGTGAAGTTGACCTTGAAGAATTCGTAGGCGAAGGAAAAGACTCTACTTGCGAAGATTGCGGAATGGCTGAAAGCAAATGCAAATGCCCAACAGAAGAAGGAGTTGCCGGTGGGGTACTCGGCGGCGCTGTAGGAGCAATAGCAACTAAAAATACCAAGGGCGCAATAGTTGGAGCACAATTAGGTAGTGACGCTGAAGATGCAATTAAAAGCGCCATGGGCAAGTCTAAATCTAAGAGTGCAGCAGAAAGTATTGAAGACTTTGTTGAATGGGCAGACCGACTTGAAGAAGGTAAGCTAGATACAGATGTTCTTAATCAATTAAAAGATCTGTTGGATCAAGGACTAACTTTGGATGTAGATGGTCGCAGTGCTATTGATGCATTGCAAGGTATTGGCATTGATGATCCAGACTTAGAAGCAGCATTACAGCAGTTAGCAAAAGTAAATCCACAGGCTGATCCTAAGGACACAATCTTAGGATGGTTAGCAAAAGATGACGTAGATGCAGCACAAGAATTAGGCTATAAGGGCGGTGAAACTGCCGACGAAGCAGAACCACAGGCAGCACCGGAAGAGATGCCAAGAGAAGATGCTACATCACCTGCAACACCCTCTGTTAGAGAAATTGCAGAAATGGTATATTCGTTTTTTGATAAAGAAACAGGAAAGTTTCCAAAAGGTGAAACTGGTGTAGTGACCCATATCAAGAAAGAGATGGGAGATCAAGCAGGAGTGCTTGCTGAGAAACTTGTTCAGCATCTTTCTAGCAGAGTAGAAGAAGGCCCTGACATGGATCAAATTCCTGCGTATGTCCGTAAACAGAAACAACAAAGTCAGCAAACAGCTCAAACAGCTACTGATAAAAGAAATCAAAATGCAGGGGCAAAAGTATGGAATAGTCCTCGAGTTCAGGAAGAATTTGAATCTATTATGAAACTTGCAGGGTTGACAAAAAATTAATTCACTATAATCTTAAAAGATAATTATTGTATTAGATAATAAGGTTATAATGTTAACAACAATCGAATCGTTTGAATACGACTTTCAAGGTGATTTATTCATCGATATTGGCGGAAATATAGGTCTATGGACTGCTCAATTATATGATCACTATAACAAAATAATTTTTGTTGAGCCATCCGTTGAGGCAATTTCTGCCGCAAAACTTAAGATCGATGATCAAAGTAATAAGGTTAAATTTTTAAAAAATATCTGTTCAAATGAACAAGATCAAATAAAATCAATTTATACACCCTCCGGAGATTCTGGTCAATTTACTGTTTATGGAAAAGAATTGTACAATGACCAATACAATCGTGCAGAAGAAGATATCACTACAATTACTTTAGATAGTTTAATTTCGGAAGCAACTGACTGCAAAAGAGTATTGGTAAAGATTGATACTGAGGGTAGTGATTTAGATGTTATCCTTGGTGGGAAAGAATTTATCAAACTATTCAAACCTACGTTAGCAATCGAATTTCACTTTCATATGTATTTTGATAAAACCAAATATGAAGAAGTAATAAACTTTTTAAACGATCAGGGCTATACTATAAGGGAATACAAATTTCAGGGGTATGCAAATTGTCCTACCCAAATTTTTGATGGTAAGCATAACGGGCTCGAAATGCACAATATGCACTATCATGTATTGGCAGAATTGATCTAAAAAAAATTCCATTATAGGTTGCGGAGATAAATAAAGCTGTGTATAGTTAACGCTATGCACAGTTTTTCTTTTTAGTCAGTGGGCTAGAAAGAAGAGGCATAATAAATCAACATTAAGGAAAAACATTATGGCAACATTAGCAGAAATTCGCGCAAAACTACAAGCATCTTCACAACAAGGCGGCGGGCAATCCGGCGGTGGTGATAATGCAATTTACCCTCACTGGAACATGCCAGAAGGTTCGACTACAACAGTCCGCTTCCTTCCTGACGGTGACAGCTCAAATACTTTTTTCTGGATTGAACGTGCAATGATCAAATTGCCTTTCGCCGGTGTGAAAGGTGAGACCAATTCCAAGCCTGTGACTGTGCAAGTCCCTTGTATGGAAATGTGGGGTGAGACATGCCCAATTCTAACAGAAGTTCGCCCATGGTTCAAAGACAAGTCTTTGGAAGATATGGGTCGTAAGTACTGGAAGAAGAAGTCGTATCTGTTCCAAGGTTTTGTGGGCGAAAGCAAACTACAGGAAGATAAAACTCCTGAGAATCCAATCCGTCGCTTCATCATCGGTAGCCAGATTTTTAACATTGTTAAGAACGCATTGATGGATAGTGAGATTGAAGAACTACCAACAGACTTGGTTCGTGGTCTTGATTTCAAGATTGCAAAAACAAGCAAAGGTGGTTATGCTGACTACTCTACTTCAACTTGGGCTCGTCGTGAACGTGCTTTGAGCGAAGCAGAAAATGCGGCGATTGCACAACATGGTTTGTTCAATCTAAAAGACTTCCTTCCTAAGAAGCCAGGCGAAGTTGAACTCAAAGTTATGAAAGAAATGTTTGAAGCATCTGTAGATGGTGAAGCATTTGACATGGAACGTTGGGGTCAATATTTCAAGCCAGCAGGCTACGGTGGTCGTGAAGGTGGCGAAGGTGGTACAGCTAAGCCAGTGGCAGCACCAGCGGCTCGTCCAGCACCTGCTCCAGTAGCAGAAGACACTCCTCCATGGGATGAAGAAGTTGCCACAGCAGAGAAGTCATTCTCAGCACCAGCAGCAAAAACTGACGGCGCAGGCGGTGATGCAGGCAGTCGTGCAGCAGATATCTTGGCGATGATTCGAAATCGTAATAAGCAATAATTTAAGAGGTCGAAAATGGGAAAAGCATTTGACATCTCTAAATTTAGGAAGTCAATTACTAAGTCTATCGACGGACTTGGTATTGGCTTCAATGATCCTACTGACTGGATTTCAACTGGCAATTATGCTCTTAATTATTTGATCTCGGGGAACTTCAATCGAGGAGTTCCTCTAGGCAAAGTAACAGTGTTTGCCGGAGAATCTGGTGCCGGAAAAAGTTATATCTGTTCCGGTAATATTATACGTCATGCACAAGAACAGGGCATCTTTGTCATTCTTGTTGACAGTGAAAACGCTCTTGATGAAAAATGGTTAATTGACCTAGGCGTTGATACTAGCGATGATAAGTTGTTAAAACTTAACATGGCTATGATTGATGATGTGGCAAAAACTATTTCAGAATTCATGAAAGAGTACAAAGTTATGCCTGAAGAAACTCGTCCGAAAATTTTATTCGTAATCGACTCGTTGGGTATGTTGTTGACTCCGACTGACGTTAATCAGTTCGAAGCAGGTGAGATGAAAGGTGACATGGGCCGTAAGCCTAAAGCACTTACATCCTTGGTTCGTAACTGTGTAAACATGTTTGGTTCGTGGAATGTAGGTATGGTTTGTACAAATCACACATACGCTTCACAAGATATGTTTGACCCAGATGACAAGATTAGTGGTGGACAAGGTTTCATTTATGCAAGCTCTATCGTAGTTGCTATGCGTAAATTAAAATTGAAAACTGACGCAGATGGCAATAAGACTACAACTGTAAACGGTATCCGTTCGGCTTGTAAAATTATGAAAACTCGTTATGCAAAGCCATTCGAAAGTGTACAGGTTGAAATTCCATATACAACTGGTATGAGCCCACATAGCGGATTGGTTGATTTGTTTGAAGCCAAAGGTTTCTTGAAGAAAGAAGGTAACAGTCTTGTTTACACAACCACTGACGGTGAAGTTATCAAGCAGTTCCGCAAAGCCTGGGAAAAGAATGAAAAAGAAGGCCTATCTATCATCATGGAAGATATTTCTACAAATGGTGAGAAGGTAGCAGAGCCTGTTACCATTGAAGATAGTGAGGAAGCATAATGGATGAAAGTTTAATTGTAGAAGTTTGGGATACCTTCCGCGAATATATCCCTGAAAAAAATCGTGAAATTGCTGCACATCAATATGTCGATTATCTATTAGGTAAAGACATCGAAGTTGCGGCACTTGAAGCGGTTATGGGATATGATCCTCATCTTGATATTGCTATAAAAGCAGTAGTAGATGAAGAATCTGAATACGCTGATGAAGAATCTGACGATTATGGACAGAGCGAAGATGAGGACTATTAATGTCCCATTGGTACTCTAAAGTCAGCAAGGATATTGCCTTTCTGCCTGCTTGTATCGATCATTATTACGTTGAATTATCTCAAGCAAGAGCTGAAGTTAAAATTTATGGAAACATAGAAAAATCAAGTTCAGTTTTGCCTGGGATAGTTGAGCAAAGATTTAATCAATTACAAGAGATTGAAGCAATATTAGAATATCTAAATATTGAGCTGAGAAGAATTCGATCAAAGGCTTTCAAAAAGTTTTTGGAAAACTATCAACGTGCTCTAAGCAGTAGAGATTGTGAAAAGTATGTCGATGGAGAAGCAGATGTTGTTGATATGGAAAAAATTATCAATGAATTTGCACTACTCAGAAATCAATGGTTAGGTATTGTCAAAGGACTGGATATAAAACAGTGGCAATTGAGTAATATCATAAAATTGCGAGCTGCTGGTCTAGAAGATGCAACTTTATAAAAGGATTCTTAGGTTGAATCCTTTTATTTTTTAATGTATAATAAACATATGCACATAGAAGACCTAATTCATCGTTTAGCATCAAACGGACAATATCTATTTGAAGATCCTATTGACATTATTTCAATGGATAATGTCGTTATACATAGTCTTTCAGGCCAGATTATAAATGGTAATAGTTTTACCGAAAAACAGGCCAATTTGGCTATTAAATTAGTCAAAAAATATCAAAAAAAGCTCAGTTTGGCTCTAAAAATAGACCTTACTGAATCGGTCACTAGCCCGACATTTAAGTTCCCTTTGCGAACTTTGAATCATTCTAAGTCAATAGTTGTTTGTAAACATGATAGCGAAAATAAACAGATAATTTCGGTATCTTTTCCCTTTGACGAAACAATTATTACCAAAATAAAAAATTATAAAAGAACTATGGGCATACATGGTTCAACCATTGTTTGGAATTCGGAAAAGAAAACATGGGACTTTGATCTGAGAGAAGATCACATTGACTGGATTAACTGTAATATTGTAGATTCTATGTTTTCAGCTGATGATACATTCAATGATATGGTTGCACAGGTAGAAAATATAAAAGCCAATCTGGAAAATTATGTCCCTATGGTGAAATTTGAAAACAATGCCTTTGTTTTTAAAAATGTATCACCACATGTTCAGCAGCCAGTTGATTCAAACTTAGTTAATGTGTTAATTGACGCTAGAAAATACGGAATCCACACATAGAGT